GGACTGGATGACGGACTTGAACTGTCAATGCCAGTTGAAGGTATAGATGAGCGTGGAGAAAAGGTTGGCAATGTCCAAAGGAAACTGTTGTATTTGCGCGTGTTTGATGAAAGTCTGGTCACTGTCAAAGAAACACAAAGTGACAAGAGCAATCCACGTTTTGGCAAACCACTGTACTATTCAATTGCATTTGAGTCTGTGTCTTCAAGTGGTTCAGATGCTTGGGGGAACTCCTCCACAGGAACAACGACACTTGAATCACGTGTCCATTGGAGCAGAATTATCCATATTGCCGACAATCGGAAATCGTCAGAAGTATATGGCACGCCACGAATGCAGGTGTTGTTCAATCGGTTGTATGACATCAGGAAAATTGTTGGCGGTAGCGGAGAGATGTTTTGGAAAGGCGGTTTTCCAGGCACCATTTTTGAAATGGACGCTTCAGCCAGACCTTTGACAGCATTGCAGAAATCTGCTTTTGTTGAGGATTTGGCAGCATATGCAAATGGATTACAACGATACATGACGACCCAGGGCATCACTGCCAAATCTTTGCCGGTACAGGTGGCTGATCCCAAGAATCACGTAGAAGTACAGGTGCTCATCATAAGCATCACCTTGGCCATTCCGCAGCGGTTGCTGATGGGTTCTGAACAAGCCAAACTGGCATCCACTCAAGATGATGGGCACTGGAATAAACGGTTGGACAAACGCCGTAAAAAGTATATTACGCCATACATCATCAATCCAATGATTGACAGGTTGATTATCTTTGGTGTATTGCCTGAACCAAAAGAATACCGTGTTGAATGGCCAGATTTGTCAGCACCTGGTGAATTGGATAAAGCAGAAGTGATGGCCAAGTTGGTTGAAGGGTTTGCCAAATACGTCGGTGGTGGTGTAGATCAGTTGATTCCACCCAGAATCTTTTTGTCATTGTATGCTGGGTTGGATGAGGATAAAATTGATGAGATTTTGACAGAAGCCAAGCAACGTGAAATGGAAATGGAGGAAGATGAGCGTGAAAGAATGGAGTTGGAAGCAGAATTACAATCACGTAATCCTCAACCAATACCAGGACAAGTTCCAAAGCCAATTCCAGTACCCAAAAAACCAGTACCCAAAAAACCGGTTGTTGAGGAATAAAAATGCACGTCAAAGGAGTAGTTGATCCAACCAGAACCACTATGCTGCGTGAAAAGTTTATGGCAGAAATGCATAAACGGTTCAACGATATCCGCAAATCTGTGATGGAAGTCATCTGGAAACAGTATGCGTTGGGATTGTTGGTGAACTCTCCTATGATATTGACAGCCAATCTGGAGAAACAGGCATGGAGATTCCAAACAGATTCTCAAAAGATAGGTTCCTTCAACGAATGGTTCAAAGGTCAAGTGGATGCTGGCATACTTGAAACTACAGCCAAAGGTGAACCATGGACAGCCAAATATGTGGATTCTGCTTATAAAAAAGGCAGTGTGCGTGCCTATATTGATTCAAAAAAGGAAGGTTGGGAAAAACAACAACCAGGATTTGATCAGGGCAAACAGGCACAGTTCCTTGAATCTGCTTTTATGTCTCCAGAACGGGTTGAAAAACTCAGAGTGTTGTATACACGTTCCTATGAGGATTTGAAAGGCATATCTGCCACCATGTCTCAACAGATGAGTAGGGTGTTGGCAGATGGTATGAGCCATGGACTTGGCCCTGCTGCTATTGCCAGGAATATGACCAAAGGAATCACTGGAATTGAAAAGACAAGAGCACGAACAATTGCCAGAACAGAAGTTATCAGTGCCCACGCTGAAGGTCAGTTGGATTCATTCAAAGATTTGGGAATTAAAGAACTGGGCGTGATGGTGGAATGGAGTGTGGCTGGAGATGACCGTGTCTGCGATCAATGTGCTGCTATGGATCAGGCAATCATTACGATTGAAGAGGCCACAGGGTTGATTCCACTCCATCCCAATTGTCGGTGCGCTTGGATACCTTCAACCAAATCCATACTTGGTGAGAAATCTGTTTTTACCAAAGCAGAAAAACAAAAGCAGGTTGATGAAGCGTTGATGAAAGGATTGCCCAAGCACGACAAAGATGGGAAGCCAGTGCCTCAAACGATTGAAGAGGCCAAAAAACGTTCCTCATGGTTGGGTAAAGAAAAGAAATTCACCACTACCAAGACAGATGAAGTTTTGCCACCTGCATCAACGCCAGCGACAACACCTACACCAGAGGTTGTTCCAACAACAAGAAAAATTTCTTCAGAAAAAACAATGTCCTCCAAACCAATTTCTGATAAGGCTATCACGAGAGATTCCCTTGAAATGAAATGGTTTAGTAATGACCTTAAATCGCCTAAGTGGGACGATACTTTGGGTGAGTGGAAAGTGCCTTTGGAGGAAATGAAGAGGAGAACAGAAAACACTATTAGAGTTGTTTCTGAAAAAAGTGGGATTTCTGAAGAAATTGTTAGGGAGTATATGTCTCAGTGGGCGAGTGGTCCCACCAGTAATATATACTCTGTGCTACATATGCAAGAGAGAATTGCAAAAAGATTTGGTGGGGAATTGCCTGCTTTTCAAAAACAAAGTATGAAAGAATGGGCGGATAAATTTGCAAGTTCTGGTAGAAAAGAACCAACAAATTTTGAAATAATTAGAAATGGAAAAGTGGTTTTGAAGGAAGGGTTGCCATATAAGACACTTGATGAAAATATGGATTTATTGATTAATACTATGTATGATCAAACTCAAGATTCTTTTAAGAAAGCAGGTATAGAAAAGATTCATATTTGGCGTGGCACAAAACAAGAATTGTCTGAAATTCAAATGAAATTGGCCTTATCAGGGGAGCCTGTTCCTTATTCAGGCAATGTTGTGGAAAGTTGGACATTATCCAAAGATGTGGCAGAAGGATTTGGAAGGAAACACTACATGTCTTCCGAAGTTCCAATTGAACGTGTGTTTTCTTCCTCCTTATCAGGACTTGGTAGTTTTTCAGAAAGTGAGATTGTGTTATTACAAGGAGCAGAGGATTTCACAAAAGTCATATTAAAGGCACCAAAGGTTGCCAAAACAACATAAAGGATAAACCAATAATGCCAAAGCCAAATAATGATACACCACAGGTTCAATTGTCGCAGCGTAAATGGGTGGAAGGTTTATTAGTATCTGCCCAAAATCGCCAATGGTTTGGAACCATTACAATTGAAATTAAAAAAGGAGTGATTGATTTGGTGCGCAGTGAAGAAACACTGAAACCACCAAATGAATAAATTGGTTAAAAATAAATTTTACTTTTGGGCATGAAATCAGTTATAATTGAAGTAGTAAATTTGAATATGCTCTCCCCGGTGTTGGTAGGAGTCCTTTGAAAAGGAACCACATTTGTAATATAGTGTGGTTCCTTTTTTGTTTTTAAGGAGATGAACAGTTGGACAAAATAAATGTAAATCAGTTTTCCAGTATTGCTTTTAACCTTCAATCAGATAAAGCAAAAGTCAGACATGAGACAATGGAAGGCAGGAATTACCTGGTTGTTCCTTGTGTAATGATGACTGTGGGCGTGCATTCAGGTAGTATGGGCGCATTGTACTACCCTGAAGAGGAACTGGCCAAGGTTCCAGTCATCTGGAATTATAAACCGGTTGTTGTATACCATCCCCAATTCAATGGCGCCAGCATATCTGCCTGTGACCAGGATGTGATTGAAAAACAAAAAATTGGCATCTTGATGAATACCCGTTTTGAAGATGGGAAACTGAAAAGTGAATGCTGGATTGAAGAGGAAAAAACAAAGTTGGTTGATGATAGGGTTTTGAATTCTATTGAACTTTGTCTGATGATGGAAGTGTCCACTGGGTTGTTCACTGATAATGAGCAGTCTGAAGGGGAATGGAATGGGGAAAAGTATACAGCCATTGCACGTAATTACAGACCAGACCACCTTGCAATCCTCCCTGACCAAAAGGGGGCATGTAGTATTCAGGATGGCGCAGGATTGTTGAGGAACTCTGCTGGTCAGGAAACCGCTGAAGGTAAGTTGTCAAAACATTATATGATGGTGATCAATAAGTTGAGTCATAATGATGTTTATCATCAATTGAATCGTTTGATAAATCCAGATGAAAAGAATATGGTGGGTGGATATGTATTTGACGTATGGGATAAATTTTTCATTTTTGAAGATGGTGACAAAACGTACCATCAAGAATATGAAGTTGAAAATAAAGAAGTAAAGTTGATAGGCACCAAACAAGAAGCAACAAAGCAAGTGCGGTATCTATTGGCGGATGGTAGTTTTGTTGGTAATGTTGAAAAACCGTTCAGAAAGGAAAATAGTTTCATGGACAAGTTGAAAGTGGTAAATGAATTGATCTCCAACGCCAAGACACCTTGGGTTGAAGAGGACAGAGATGTGCTGATGGGCATGAGTGAAGCAAAGTTGTCGGTGTTGCAGAGTGCTGCCAAGCCTGTTGAAACGCCTGCGCCGGTTGTTCCTGCAACGAATGAAGAGCCGGTCAAAGAAGTAACAGTGGATGAATACATCTCCAATGCGCCTACTGGAATCCAGGA